ACGCAATGGGTGTTCGATAAATTTTCTTCAGTTATTGGTAGAATCAATATCGATTTCTTTATGTACGATATTGATGGATTTGACTCATTTCAATTTGTAAAGTATAAAAAGGGGCAAGATTGCGGTTGGCATTACGATGTTGACTTTGCATATATGAATTGGGAACGCAAAATTTGTGCCTCAATTATTCTTACTGATCCAGAAGAATATTTGGGCGGTGAACTTGAAGTTATGTCAACAGCTGATCCAGAAGAAGTTGTTCCACTAAAACCTGCACTCGGCGATATAGTGTTTTATGCACCTTGGATGCCAGCTAGGGTTTCTCCAGTAACATCTGGAATTCGTAGAACTCTCAACACTTGGGTCATGGGCAAGAGAGGTTGTTAATGAAAATATTTGTCAGCATTGTCTCTTATAGAGACCCACTACTCTATCAAACTGTAAAGAATTTGATGGACAATCAATCGCAGCTGACAAAGGTCACATATGGGATTTTTGAGCAAACTGATTTCCCAGAAAGTTTAGAGTCAATGCATCCAGAAATTACTCAACATAAAAATGTTCGGTATAAAAGAATTGACGCGAAATATTCAGACGGTGTCGGTTGGGCAAGACATCTAAATTCACTTCAAGTGGACGACGAAGATTTTTATTATCAAGTCGATTCTCACATGCTGTTTGATAAAAATTGGGATCGATATCTAATCAACGATTTCAAACTTGGGATTCAGCAACATCAAACAGATCGTATCATTATTGATGCGAATTGCGGCAACTTTAGAATGCAAGAAGATGGAACTCCATGGATCGATCGTCATGGATCAATTACGGTAAAGGCAGGTTATTGGTCTTTCCACGAAAACTATATTCTTGGAGCGCATGGAGAGTTTAGAGAAGCAACTACAGATTTCTTACATCCAACAATTCATCTATTTGCAGGTAACTTCTTTACTCATTCTGATTGGGTTCGAAATGTTGGGATGAATCCAAGAATCTTCTTCGAAGGAGAAGAACAATACATGACTTTGGCTTCGATCGCTGCTGGATATAAACTCTGCGCGCCTAGACAAATTCACTGCTATCACCTGCAGGATACGCATAATTATATTACAAAACAAGATGTAAATCGAGTCGTTCCATCTGAACAAATTCAAAGAAATCGTGAAAAATCGAAAAAAGAATTCCAGATGTTCTTAGACAGTCTCAGTGATGAATTCTTCGAAGAATACCGTAAATATTCTGGGGTAGATTATATCAATCGAAAACTTGAGAATCGTGCGATATCAAGAAGTATTATTCTTCCTCCAAACGTGGTGAACGATTGGGAGATTCCTGATCGATACGATTGATTCGGAAATACTAAATATCCAAACTAGCCATGGATTTTAGTAGATGCCACTACATACAGACCTGTTGAAAAGTTGGGTTGGGTCCGCTTCGCGCACAACAACCACTTTCAATAACACTTCTAGCATAACGATTCCATATGGAAGATTCAATGCTCTAGTTTCTGGGCGTGGTGGGACAGGCACAAACGCAACTCCAGGAACTGCTGCTACCTATTCTGGAAATAGCGCAGCCTCATACAATGCAGGAAGCCCTGCCACATACAATACAGGAACACCCGCATCATATTCTGGAAACACAGTTTCTGGGTATAATGCAGGAAATCCTGCATCTTATAATCCTCCAGTTCCAGCAAGTTATACAGGAAATAATGCGAATTATAATGCAGGTAGCACTGCATCCTATACTGGCAACAATACTGCGTCTTACACAGGTAATAATGCAAACTATAACGCTGGAACTGCAGCCTCGTATTCTGGAAATAATGTTGCATCATATAATCCAAGAAACGTAGCAGGATATAACGCAGGTAACGTTGCTTCTTATAATCCAACAAATATTGCTGGATACTCTGGTAACACTGCAAACTACAATGCTGGAACACCTGCATCATACAATCCACAGAATGTAGCAGCATATAATCCAGGTTCTGCAAACTATAACCCTGGCTCACCAGCATCATATTCTGGAAACAATCTTGCTGGATACTCTGGTAACAGTGCAAATTATAATGCAGGCAACGTAGCATCTTACAATCCGCAAAACGTAGCAGCATATAATCCAGGATCTGCAAATTATAACGTTGGTAATGCTGCGACATATAATTCGCCAACTGTGGCCAACTACAATCCAGGTTCCGCAAACTATAACGCTGGAACTGCAGCATCATATAATCCAGGAAGTATTGCTTCTTACAATCCTCGCAATCTTGCTGGATATTCTGGAAATAGTGCGAACTATAATGCTGGCACTGCAGCATCTTACAATCCACGAAACGTTGCTGGATACTCTGGTAACAACGCAAACTTCAGCCCAGGAAACGTTGCATCATATAACCCACCCAACGTTGCTGGATATTCTGGAAACAATCAAAATACAAATCCAGCCAATCCAGCATCCTGGATTTCAATGTTTTATGTCAATGATACTGGAATGGCTTATTTGTTTGCGGATGATCCAGTTTATATTGGACCAACAGCTTATCCGCAAAGTGGTGGTGGTTCTGCGCCTGGACCAACCAATGCTTATGGATCTACAAATGAGCTCGGTACTGTTAACGTGTATATTACATACCAGCAAATTCCAGGAGAACCAGGAAATCCGACTGGTGTTTATAATCCAGGATCTGCAAATTACAATGCTGGTAATGCTGCAACATATAATGCACCAAGCGTTGCTGGATATAATCCAGGCACTGCAAACTATAATGCAGGGAACGTTGCAACATACAATCCTCGTAACGTAGCTGCATATAATCCAGGCACTGCTAACTATAATGCTGGCACAGCTGCAACTTATTCTGGTAACACTGTTGCCTCTTATAATCCACGCAATGTGGCAGGGTATTCTGGCAATAATGCAAACTTTACGCCAGGAAATATTGCTTCTTATAATCCACGTAATATTTCTGGATATTCTGGAAATAATGCAAACTATAACACAGGAACAGTAGCATCATACAATCCTCGTAACGTGGCAGCATACAATCCAGGATCAGCAAATTACAATACTGGCTCACCAGCATCATATTCTGGAAACAATCTTGCTGGTTATTCTGGAAATAATGCGAACTATAACACTGGTACACCAGCATCATATAATCCTCGCAATGTGGCAGCATATAATCCAGGATCTGCAAATTACAATGTTGGGAATGCTGCATCATATTCTGGTAATAATATTTCTGGTTATAATGTTGGCAACGCAGCAACATATAATCCTGGATCAATTGCTTCGTATTCTGGAAATAATTTAGCAAACTATAATGCAGGAAATCCAGCAACATACAATCCTGGAAATCCTGCAACATACACAGGAAATAATTTGGCAAATTATAATGCTGGCAATCCAGCAAGTTATAATCCTCCTGTGCCTGCATCCTATAGTGGAAATAACATTTCAGGATACAATGCTGGCAATCCAGCAACATACAATCCACAAAATCCTGCATCATATTCTGGCAATACAGCTGCTACATATAATGCAGGTAGTGTGGCAACATACAATCCACCAATTCTTGGTACTCCTGGAACCGCAACAAATGTTCTTGGTGTATATTTCCCAGGTGGTGCTGGTGCTTCAGCAAATTATAATGCAGCACCAGGAAGTACAATTGCTGGATACAATGCAGGTCAACTAGCACCATATGTGCCAGAAACACCTGTTGATACTGATGTTTACCCAGATTCAGCAAACTACCCAGTAACGGTTCCATCTGGTGGACAAATAGTTGTAAAGATTGAATAAATATAGTATAATTTGATATTGCAAACCTTGTGGAGTGATTATGGCATTCAAAGTGCAAAAGTATGTGCGACGCCTAGAACAATTTTGCGTCGTGAACCAAGCCTTCACCGAAGAAGAATGTGAAAAGATTGTAGACCTAGAAGATCTACAAAAGTTTCAAAAGGGTGGTGTTGGTAATGGTGGTTCTGGAAAAGTAGATAAAAAAGCTCGTGATAGCGAAATCATGTGGCTCTTCCAAGATCAAAATTCAGATTGGGTTTTCCAGAAATTTGGTAATCTTGTATCATTGGTCAACTACGATCACTTTATGTATAATATTGATGGCTTCGAAGCCTTTCAATACACTGTATACCGATCAAAAAATAAACAGCACTATGATTGGCATATAGATGCTGATAACACCAGCGCAAATTATATTCGCAAAATCAGCGCATCAATCATTCTCACAGATCCTGATGATTACGAAGGTGGTGAATTTCAACTTGTGCCTCATGGGAGAGTTGATGAGCCATTCACAGTAAAACCAAAACGTGGTGATGCTATATTCTTTTCATCCTGGATGCCACATCGAGTTTGCCCTGTAACATCAGGTGTTCGTAAGTCTTTAGTTTGCTGGGTTATGGGTGAGAGGACTCATTGATATGAAAAATTGGTTCAAAGTGTGGGGCAATGATGTAATGGAATTTTATTGTCATCCAGATTTTGAGGATGTGATTCCTCCACCTCGCCCTGCTGTGAAGCATCTTCCAAAGTGGTTCAAAGATCTTGCACCAACATTTGATGCTGGAAAACGTGATATTTTTGGTAATCCGACGATGACAGCAAAAAAGTGCCTACCGATGCTTGATGCAATGTCATTAGGATTTATTATGCCATTGGCTGGAGACTTACACGTTTACACAAATCATAACTGTACGCAAATTGAAATCAAGAATCCGCCAGCACTTGCTGTTGCTGAGTTTCATGATGCGGGACAAGTTGGCGGTAAGTCAGCATTTGGCTTCAAACATGGCAATCCAATCAAATTTATCAATCGTTGGGTGATCAAAACTAAACCAGGTTGGTCAACTTTGTTTATCCCACCGATGAATCATTTTGATCAACCGTTTAGATGTTTGGCTGGATATGTGGATACTGATGCATATCCAAAAGAAGTTAATTTTCCTGGAGCATGGCTTGTTCCAGATTTTGATGGAAGTATTCCTGCAGGAACTCCACTTGTCACTGCGATTCCTGTAAAAAGAAATTCATTCAATAATAAAAAACCAAAGATTCGAAAGATGACTCCAAGTGAGCAAAGAAAAATAACAAAAATTCAAAAGACTCAAGAAAGTCGCGCACATCATTATACTTGGGAATTGAGAAAGAGAAAGCATGAAGATGAATAAACTATTCAATATTTTTTCGCGAGATAATGAGCCTGATCTACAATTTGTTGATAGCACAAGGCAAGTATACACACATTATCCAGTATTGATGGCAAAAGACGTAAAGCCATATTTCAAAGAATTTCAAGAAAAAGAACAAGGAACATATAACTTTCCAGGATGTCCTGGAATGCACGATTACTCGCGCATGGGTTATTTGATTACTGCATGGATTGATATTCATATCAAAGCAAACAAAGCAGGTACTGTAATTCGTCTTGGTACTGATTCTAGAGATAAAGGCGCAAAACCAAAAGGAACACCATTTCAAAATCCAATGGAAATTGCACCACCGCAACTCGAAATTAGAGACGCATTTCCAATGTCAACTGATGTAACAAATGGAATGTTTACATTCAAGGATGATATTAAACCTACTGCTTGGAACATGCCTGGACCGTGGAAGATTTTTGGAAAAAAGAATGTTTCTGCACTCCTTCTTCCTGCGTTCTATCATTGTCCGTTTTTAGAAGATTTGTATCTTTATCCTGGAGTTGTTGACTATAGAGAGTTTACAACCGCAAATGTCATCTTCTCTCCAAAGAGAAAAATTGAGATTACGATCCCTGCAGGTACTCCGCTGTTGCATGTAATCCCATTCAAAACAACTGAGGATTTCAGTGCATCATATGGTCCAGGAACAGTGGAGCAGTTAGATTCGCATAAATCGCCTAAGAAATTCTACGAAAGTAACTGGTATCGAAAGTATTATATGATCAAAAAGAAGTTCAAACTAGAGAAAATCACTGGAGATTGAACTTTTTAGAGCGGATTCCCCAGGTTTATAAATAAGAAAATAAAATGGGGATTCCTAAATGGCGCAATTTGTAGAATTAGATCTAGACCAAGGAACGGATCTCTCCTATAATCTAGACCTCACACAGGATGATGGAAGCCCACTCAATGTGACTGGCTACACATTCTCATCATCTATTCGTAAATCATATTACTCGACGAACGTGACAGCAAATCTCGTTGTCACAGTCGCCAATTCAGTCAGTGGAAATGTTGTGCTGACAATGAACTCTGCCATTTCGGCTAATATCAAGGCTGGCAGATACCTTTTTGACGTAAAGCAAAAAGATGCCGCCAACACAACAACAAGAATTATTGAAGGGATCATAACGGTACTGCCTCAGGTAACAAAGTAACATGACTTCGATAAAGGTTACTGCAGCTAACCCGACCATTCGAACCACAGTAAATCCGACTGACACTTCTCAAGTAAAGGTTTCAACTGCTCGTGGTGGCGCTGGTCCACAAGGTCCTGGTGGTCCTCAAGGACCAACTGGTCCTCAGGGTGTTGCTGGACCAACAGGACCATCAGGCGGTCCTCAGGGACCAAGTGGACCGTCTGGTCCATCTGGTGCATCTGGTCCAAGTGGACCAAGCGGTGCTTCTGGTCCGAGTGGTCCGAGTGGTCCATCTGGCGTTCGTGGTCCAACAGGTCCTCAAGGACCACAAGGTGAAATCGGACCGCAAGGTCCATCTGGTCCATCAGGTATTCGTGGTCCACAAGGTCCACAAGGCGCGATTGGTGCAACAGGACCGCAAGGTCCATCTGGTCCATCTGGTCCTCAAGGTGCGCAGGGTTTTGCTGGTCCTCAAGGTCCATCTGGACCAAGAGGTCTTGTTGGTGCTGCGGGTCCTCAGGGACCAACAGGTGTCACTGGATCAACTGGTGCGCAAGGTCCACAGGGACCAACAGGTGTAACAGGTTCTCGTGGTCCACAAGGACCAACTGGCGCAACAGGCAATACAGGCGCAACTGGTCCAACGGGACCAAGTGGTGCGCAAGGCGATAGAGGTTTTGCTGGACCACAAGGTCCAACTGGTGCGCAGGGTTTAGTTGGTGCTCGTGGTCCAACTGGTGTTACTGGTGACACAGGAGCAACAGGTCCGCAAGGTCCAACTGGCGCACAAGGTCCAGCTGGTGCTCGTGGTCCACAAGGTCCGCAAGGACCAACAGGTGCAACAGGTGCTCAAGGTCCAACAGGTCCATCTGGAGCACAAGGTGATAGAGGTTTTGCTGGACCACAAGGTCCAACTGGTGCGCAAGGTCTAGTTGGTTCAGCTGGTCCACAAGGTCCATCTGGACCGCAAGGATTGATAGGCGCGCAAGGACCAACTGGTCCTCGTGGTCCACAAGGCGTTGCAGGTCCACAAGGTCCTCGTGGTGCTTCTGGTGCATTGCAACATTGGGCAGTTGTAACATATAATTATACTGCAAGTGATGGTGATCGACTTGTTGCAAATACAACAGTCAATGGTCCATTTACAATTACATTACCAAATACGCCAGTTGCTGGTGGTTATGTGCAAGTTACTGATGGTGATAATTGGAATACAAATCCAGTTTATGTCACATCATTAGATAATACGATTGAAGGTCAGAGTCAGCCAGTCTCACTTGACATTCGTGGTGTGACTGTAGAATTTATTTACAATGGAACAACTTGGGAAGTTACTGCAACAACTGGTCGTCGTGGACCGCAAGGTGTCAAAGGACCGCAGGGACCAATTGGTCCACAAGGACCAAAAGGTGATCGAGGTTTCTCAGGTCCACAAGGACCTCAAGGTCCATCTGGTCCACAAGGAAGTTTAGGTCCGCAAGGTCCATCTGGTCCTTCTGGACCACAAGGTGAGCGTGGCGGCAGTATTCGTATTTCTGGCACTGTGCCAAACACTAATGTTCTTTTTGCGATCACTGGAGCATCTGTTGGTGAAGCGTACATTGTAACAGCATCTGGTCATATTTGGATTTGGGATGATTGCCCTGGTCCTGCTCAGTGGATGGATGCAGGTCCATTTATTGGTCCACAAGGTCCTACAGGTGCAACTGGCGCTGTTGGTCCACAGGGTCCACAGGGTGTTACAGGTCCACAAGGTCCTCAAGGACCAATCACAGCATATACATTTGATGGCGGATCGCCAATAAATAATTACACTAATGGTCCTGCCTTTGATTGCGGCGGAGTAAACTAAATGCCTTTTATTCAATTTCAGTTTCGCAGAGGTACAGTATCAGACTGGGCAACTGCTAACACAGTGCTTGCTGATGGTGAGATGGGTATCGAAACAGATACAGATCTATTCAAAATCGGCAACGGAACTCTTGGTTGGAATGCTCTTCCATATGGAGGATTGACAGGCAATACTGGTCCGCAAGGACCAACAGGACCACAAGGTGTCGCTGGACCACAAGGTCCAGCTGGATCATTTGGTGGCGCTACATTTGATTATACATTTAGCACAAATACAGTCAACACAGATCCAGGAACTGGTCGTCTAAAATTCAATAGTGGAGATGTGACGACAGCATCTCAACTCTATATCGACAATTTAGATGATTCATCAATCAATGTACACAACTTTCTTGTTACGATTGATGACTCAACGTCAACAATCAAAGGTCACTTCAAAGTAAGTAACAAAACAAATGCAAATGATTTTGCATTGTTTACAATTAGCAGTCTTATCGATAATGGTGGATACTTTACAGTCAACTGTGCATATGTTTCAGGCAGTGCATCTTCATTCAGTGAATCAGAAGATGTACTGATTACATTTGCTCGTACTGGTGATAAAGGCGATACAGGCGCAGCAGGTCCACAAGGACCAACAGGACCACAAGGCTCTCAAGGTGTTGCTGGTCCACAAGGACCAAGTGGTCCAAGTGGCGCAGGTTTAGATGGTCCACAAGGACCAACAGGTCCACAAGGTGTTCTTGGTCCACAAGGACCACAAGGACCAAGTGGTGTTTCAAATGTTCCTGGTCCACAAGGACCAACAGGACCATCTGGTGCTCAGGGTGTCTATGGTGGCATCAGTTTCAGATATTTGTTTAGCACTAGTACAACAAACTCAGATCCTGGGGTTGGCAATTTGCGTTTGGATAATGCAGCAACAACTCTTGCATCTAAAATGTTTATTGATAATGTTGATGCTGATGGCGCAAACATTCTAACATTCTTGACCTCTCTTGATGATAGCACTAGTGCCGTCAAAGGATATTTCAATCTAATTGATAAAGCATCTTCAAGCAACTTTGCTCTTTATGCAATTAGTGAATTGACAGATAGAACTGGATACTATGAATTAGATCTCACACACATTACTGGTAGTGCTGCTGCATTTGCAAATGCTCAAGAAGTGATCATTACCTTTGCGCGCACTGGTGATCGTGGTCCACAAGGACCGCAAGGTGTTATCGGACCGCAAGGTCCATCTGGTCCACAAGGCGAAGCATCAAATGTTGCTGGACCACAAGGTCCACAAGGTCCTCAGGGTCCGCAGGGTCCGCAAGGTGTAACTGGTAACACTGGTCCTCAAGGACCACAAGGCGTGACTGGTGATACTGGACCACAAGGACCACAAGGTCCGCAGGGTCCACAAGGCGTCACTGGTCCTCAAGGACCGCAAGGTCCGCAAGGACCTCAAGGCGTAGTTGGTCCACAAGGTCCTCAAGGACCACAGGGCGTAGAAGGTCCACAAGGTCCGCAAGGTCCACAAGGTATTGCTGGACCCCAAGGTCCACAAGGTGTAGTTGGTCCACAAGGTCCACAAGGTGTGATTGGTGATACAGGACCACAAGGACCGCAGGGTCCACAGGGTCCACAAGGCGCACAAGGATTAAAGGGTGATACTGGCGAATTCGGTGGTGCAACATTTGAATATGTGTTCAACACCAATACAGCAAACACTGACCCAACGGCTGGCTTTGTCAAGTTTAATAACACAACATTGCTATCTGCGACTGAGATGTATATTGATAACATCGATCGTTTAAGCGCAAATGTGTTTAATTATCTGAACACAATTGATGACTCAACATCGACAATCAAAGGCACATTCAAGATTGCAAATGCAGCAAATACTCTTGAATATACATTCTTCAACATCAACGGCACGCATCTTCATGTTACTGATTGGTTCGTCGTTCCTGTTGCAGGATTGAACACAACGCTTGTTGGATCAAATTTTGCAAATAGCACCAATGTTATAATGACATTTGTTCGCACTGGTGACAAGGGTGACACTGGTCCACAAGGACCACAAGGTCCGCAAGGACCTCAAGGACCACAGGGTGTTGCTGGACCAACTGGACCAATTGGTGGATCAAATACTCAAGTCGTATTCAACAATAACAGTTCTTCTGATGGTTCTGCAAACCTAACATTCAATTTGAATGGAAATGTATTCAGCGTTGGCAGCTCAACACTTGTAGCAAACGTATCAAATAACTCAGTGACATCAAGTGGTAATTTGACAGCAATAATGAAGTCAAGTAAAGACTTCATGATTGCAAATACAAATACGAATGCAGCAAATACTGTAGACTTGTCTGTGTCAAATTTCTTCAGACATACATTGACTGCTAGTGTTCAATTTACCTTTGCAAATGCTCCAAGTTCTGGCACTGGTCAAATGTTCTCACTCTTGTTGATTCAAGATGGAGTTGGTGGGCGCAACCCAACATTTGCGAATACAATTTACTGGGCGGGTGGATCACAACCTCCAGCTACAACAGCAGCAAATGCTCGTGACATGTGGACGTTCATAACATATGATGCAGGTGCAACATATTGGGGCACATTGACTATGAAGGACGCACGCTAAATAGTATAGATTATTTTATCAAGTGAGTTTGTTATGAAAGTACATGTCTTGGTCAATCCACGCAATCCAACAGGGTTGATGAACCGTGTAGATCCATTTGCGGTTCATGGCTACAAGTATATCAAACATTTGTCTCCGCATTTCGATATGGTGCACTATGGCGTTCCTGGCGCACAAGTCAATTGCGAACATGTTGATATTCCAACTGCGCCGACAGAAATACAACGATTCAATGAACTTGCGGGCGAAGAAATTCGCAAACGAGCCAGCAATGGTGATGTTATCGTATGTTTCTTTGGTGTAGATAATAAACTTGCTTGTGACATGAATCCAAACTGTAAGGTTGTTGAGCCTTCTATTGGATATCGTGCAAATGGTATTTTTGCACCATATCGTGTGTTCACATCATATGCTAACATGCATATGTTCTATGGTGAACGTGGAATGCTTATGAATCCCTCTTGGTTTGATGATGTAATTGGTAACCCATTTACTATAAGTGAGTTTGAATATGGCGAGAAAAAAGAAGATTACTTCTTATATTTTGGTAGAGTTTGCGAAGAGAAGGGTGTTCATTTAGCAATTCAAGCAACAGAAAAACTGGGTGAGCGATTGATCATCGCTGGTCCTGGATCACTCAAGGCACTTGGTTATGATACAATTCCAAATCATGTTGAGGTATTTGGTGTTGCAAATTCTGAGCAAAGAAAACAGTTGATGAAAAATGCCAAAGGTGTGATTGGTTTGACGTATTATGTTGAGCCATTCGGTAATATGATTATTGAAGCAAATTTATCTGGGACACCAGTCATTACAACAGACTGGGGAGCATTTCCTGAGATTGTTCTAGAAGGGCAAACTGGTTATCGAGTTCGAGACTTTCAATCTTTATTGAATGCCATTGATTCAATTGATAAAATCTTACCGTTTGATTGCAGAGAATGGGGATTGAATTTCTCAGACGAAGAAATACACAACAAGCACAAAAATTATCTAAACAAAGTGATTACAAACGATTTTTATGCGTAAACTATTCATAGTCGGGTCATCAATACAACCAAGAGAAGGGCGTTTCACATATAGTCAAACGCGCTCGAAGTTTGATGCACAAGAACGATTTAGGCAAACAATATTCACAACTAACTCTATTCGTGCAGCTTTTCCAGATGCAAAAATTGTAATCGTCGATTCTTCTGCAGAGTATGCAGAATACATACAAACATTTTGGTATTTGAAAGATGTTGACTTTATTCCACTCAGAGAACTTTGCGAAGATGCATATGAAACTGTAAATACGCACCCAAACAAAAGTTTATGTGAATCCTTGCTTCTCAATACTTACTATAAAACACATAAACCTCAAATCAAAGAATATGATTTTGTATTCAAGGCGACTGGAAGATATTTCTACTATGATTTCAATGATCAGTTACTTACAGAACAAAACAAAGATAAAATCTTTTTCAAGAAACCATTGAATTTTGAATGGAATAATGATTGGCGATATCAATTTGTTGATAGAAGATTGTTACAAGATAACAATCGACTACACCAATACTGCACAGTCTTATACGGATTCGGATCAGAGCATCTAGAGAAGTTTATAGATATCAATGAGGCGACTATTCATTTGTTGAATCAAACTGCCATGAGTCATTACGATATTGAGACGCTATCATATTATTTTACAAGAGCATTTGAAGATAAGATTATAGAAGTAGATTGGAAGGTCTCTGGATGGGATGGGACTTCTGGTCGATTTATGTACTATTGAGGATCTAATCATGAAGATAAAGACAATCATTGTTGATGATTTTTACAATAATCCAGATACTGTTCGAGAGTTTGCACTTGCGCAAAAATTTGAGGTTGCTGGAAATTACCCAGGACTCAGAACAGCTCCATATCTTCCTGATGATCTAAAAGTTACCATACAAGACATCGTACAATATGCAGGTGGAAAGGTCACTCACTGGTTCGAAGAGTCTGGATATACTGGTGCATTTCAAATTTGCACTGCTCAAGATCGTACTTGGATTCATGCAGATCATTTCAATAACTGGGCAGGAGTTTGTTATCTAACTCCAGATGCACCTCTTTCTTCTGGAACTGCATTATATCGCCATAAGGCTTCTGGTCAATACGAAAGAACAGATAAAGATTACGAAGGGTATGATTATACAAAGTGGGAAATGACGGACTATATGGCAAACAAATATAATCGTCTTGTTCTCTATCGCGGAAATATGTTTCATGCTTCGCTTGACTATTTCGGAAGCACTTTACATTCTGGTAGACTATTCCAAACCTTTTTCTTCAATACTGAATACTAATGAAAGTTCTTCATGTCATTTTTTCTTGTAATCGACTCCAGTATCTCACAAAAACTCTAGAGTCTTTACATCATCTAGATTATTGCGGACATCAGGTTGATCGGCTGATTGTAGACGATTATCCTCGAACTCGAAATGATTATATTTTCGATCTGTTGTGCAAAACGCATGGGTTCAACGCATTTCTGCATAAACAAAATATGGGATTATCAGTCACTTGGTCTGAGTTTTTTGATTATCTGAAAACAACAGATTATGACTACATTATTCATCAAGAAGATGATGTGATTCTAAAAGAACCAGTTCGATTAGACGATATGATTGAGATTTTAGAATCAGATCCGAAGATGGCATCTGTAGTTTTACAGAGACAAGAATGGTATTTTCACGAAAACCCACCGAAAGTTGAGCCGACAGATACTCCAATCAAACAGTATTATTACGGAAAAAATACAAAACAGTTTCCGATTATTTTCTCTTTCTATCGTCGGAGTATCATCAACTATCCATTTCGAGAATATTGGGGATTTACGATCAACGAAGGCATGATTATGGTCTATTTGGACCATTTTGAGAAGATGTACTCAGCAATTCTGAAGAATTCAGAAGGAAAAAATATCATCGAACATATCGGTGAAGAATCGACAGGAAGAAGAATTCTTCCTGGAGAGCCAAATTGGGAGCAATTTGCGCATATGCATCCAGACAAAGTCTATAGTTCTCGGGATGGGAGACTTATCTCATAAACTAAATATACAATAATTAGAGAGGTTATACATGTCTCATCCCTCATCTCGCACCGAACTCAAAGATTATTGTCTCCGAAAACTCGGTTTTCCAGTCATCGATATCAATGTCGACGAAGATCAGTTAGAAGATAGAATCGATGATGCTCTGTACATGTATAGAAGTTATCATTATGACGGAACAGAACGTTGTTATCTGGCTCATCAGGTTACTGCGGGCGACATTTCGAATACCTATATCACTTTAGCAAATTCTATCACAGGGATCAGCCAAGTTTTCCCATTCACAGGATCGATTCAGTCTTCGACGTCATCCTCTGGATTCAACATGTTTGATATCAATTATCAGCTTCGTTTGAACGATTTTTATAATCTAACTGCCTCCTCTTATACTTACTATGTGATCGCAAGAGAACATCTAGCGATGTTGGATATGATCGTGACTGGGCTTCCTCCATTCACCTTCAATAAGCAAATGCACAGATTGAATGTTCAAATGGACTGGAACAAGTTCAAGGATAACGCTTATCTAGCCTTTGAGTGTCATAGAATTGTAAATCCAGAGGTATATTCTGGAGTTTATTCTGACATTTGGGTTCGAGATTATACATCAGCTCTATTCAAACAGCAATGGGGAACAAACCTCAAGAAGTATGGAAACTATACCCTTCCTGGCGGTTTGACCATCAATGGCCAGCAAATTTACGATGAAGCCTCAGCTGAAGTCGAAAAACTTGCAGAAAAACTTCGCGATACTTATGAAGAACCAGTCGGATTTATTGTAGGATAAAATGCCAACTAGTGTATACTTCAACAATCAGAAAGCATCAGTTGAACAACAACTGATCGAAGATTTGATCATTGAATCAATTCGCAATCATGGGATAGATGTATATTATCTTCCTCGTGAATCTCGTTCATCTACAGACGAACTTTTTGGTGATGATCCAGTCAAATGCTATCGCAGTGCAATCAAAGTTGATATGTATCTTGAATCATTTCAAGACTTCGAAGGAAACTCCGAATTCTTTAGCAAATTTGGTCTTGAAATTCAAAAAGTCGCGCGCATGGCAGTTGCGCGTCGAACATTTGAAAGATTGGTTACAAGACAATATCCAACAACTCATAATCTTCCAAAAGAAGGTGATCTAATTTATCTTCCTGTACAAAAGAAAATTCTAGAAATAAAGGGTGTTGAAGAAGAAAAGAACTTCTTCCAGGCTGGTAAGATCGCTCCATATATGTTTGGATTGACAATGGAAGCCTTCAAGTATAATGGAGAATTGTTCGAAACTGGTGTATCAGAGATCGATAATATTTCTGATCTACAAGCAATGATTCTTGAGTATGTGCTTGACTCTGGCGGATCAGGGACCTTTACTGATCAAGAATGGGTCTATCAGGGATCTAGTTTTGCCACGGCAACTGCAAAAGGATTAGTCGCCTCTTGGAATAAGCCAAATCGACAACTCAAACTCAAAAATATATTTGGCTCTTTTGTTGACACAGAACAAATAAAAGGTAGATCTAGTGGCGCAATTTGGGAAATACAGACTGATGCAAATAAACTTGTTGATGCTGCTGGAAATAAACTCGATGACAATTTCTTGATTGAACAAGAAGCAGACAATATTCTTGACTTCAGTGAAACTAACCCTTTTGGTGAAGTATAATGCTATCTGGAGTTCATTTTTATCACAGAATTACGCGCAAGATGGTTGTGGCATTTGGCACAATGTTCAATAACATCACGCTCAAAAGATATAATAAGGCAGGTACACAAGAGATTGAACGAATCAATGTGCCATTGATGTATGGTCAAAAAGAAAAGTTTTATGAGCGTATTACTCAAGACCCTAACTTGGCAAATGAGACAATGATGACGTTGCCAAGAATGAGTTTTGAGATGAATGCGATTACCTACGATCCGCTTCGTAAGCGTAGCAATTTTACAAACAGTTTTTCTGCTGGAAGCACAAACAGTAAAGTAAAAAATATAGTTGCGACACCATATAATTTTGATTTCACACTATCAATCTATGTTAGAAATGTTGAAGATGGAACGCAAATTGTGGAACAAATACTTCCATACTTTTCTCCAGACTACACAGTAACAATGAACTTGGTTGGTGTAGATTCTGAGAAAGTTGATGTTCCTTTTATTCTCAACTCAGTATCACAAGATCTGGAAAATGTTGGTGTGAGTGATGATAATGTTCGTATTATCATATGGAGTTTGACGTTTACAGCAAAAGGTTATATGTATGGAGCAACTACTGAGTCTAAGATTATTCGTAAGGTGACAGCAAATACATATAATAGCACATACAATGATAGAAACGATCGTGAGATTGTTTTCAGTTCTGGTACTGGTTCATTCAAGAGAGGAGAACTAGTTTATGAAGGCAGAACATTGAGTTCAGCTAATGCCACAGCATTTGTTGACTCATGGAATTCGGAAAGCAATACACTAATTGTAGTTGATACAAATGGATCATTGAAAGTTGGAAGATATATTACTGGCGCTGTATCCAATGCCTCTTGGAATATACAAAGTTTTGGAACAGCAGATTATCAACTAGTAAGACAGGTAATATACCCAGATCCATTGAGTGCAAATGCTGATAGTGCATTTGGCTTTACAGAAGTATTGCAAGAAGCACCATACTTCTTTGATGATAGAGTCGACTCTACATTTATTAAAGTTGACAGTGGAAGTAAGACAGCAGACGACAATTTCTAAGAGAATAATAAATGACACAACAAACAATCAATATTGGATCAGCACCAAATGATGGAACTGGTGATACAATTCGTCAAGCGTTTGATAAAGTAAACGATAATTTCACTGAGTTGTATGCTGGTGCTGGCGCTGATAGCGGTCCGCAAGGTCCTCAGGGTCCACAAGGACCAGCTGGCTCAAATGGTGTTGCAGGTCCACAAGGTCCACAAGGTGTGACTGGTAATACAGGACCACAAGGTCCATCAGGCGCACAAGGTGTTGCTGGTCCGCAAGGACCAACTGGACCATCTGGTCCTGTAGGTTCTTTTGGTGGTGTTACAGTTGATTATACTTTTGATATGAACACTGCAAACACGGATCCAGGGACTGGTCGTGTAAAATTTAATAATTTAAATCTTACGACTGCAACACAGATGTACATTGACAGCAGTGACGATTCTGGCGTTAATCTTGCAACTTTACTTCAAACAATTGATGATTCAACATCAACAATCAAAGGGCACTTTAAGATAAGTGAAAAGTCAAACGTGCAAGCGTTTGCAATATTCACAATTTCATCAGCATCTCATCCTGCAACATATTCAATTGTAGACTGCTCATATGTTTCTGGTGGTATAACATCATTTAACAATGATGCTGATGTGCTTATTACTTTTGCGAGAACTGGCGATATCGGAGATACTGGTCCGCAAGGTCCTCAAGGCGTAGCGGGACCACAGGGTCCACAAGGTGAAGTTGGTCCTCAAGGACCACAGGGTGTTGTTGGTCCTCAAGGACCTCAAGGATTACCTGGACCACATGGAGATACTGGTCCACAAGGTCCACAAGGTCCAGATGGTCCTCAAGGACCACAGGGTGTTATTGGTCCTCAAGGACCAGCAGGATCTAATGGATCAACAGGTCCACAAGGTCCACAAGGACCATCAGGCGTTGCAGGTCCGACAGGACCAACTATTGCTGGTGTTGTTGTTTATGATGGTGGTGAACCAGATACAGATTTTAGCGTAGGACTAAATATCAATTGCGGAGGCGTTTCCTAACATGGCATATATTCAACTTCAATTTCGTCGCGGTACTGAATCACAGTGGTCAACTGCGAACTCAGTTCTTGCGCTAGGCGAACTCGGTCTTGAGACTGATACAAGTCAGTTCAAAGTCGGTGATGGCACCACTGCATGGAATCTATTAGGATATGGTGGACTTGTTGGTCCATCGGGTCCAGTAGGTCCGCAAGGTCCACAAGGCGTAATTGGTCCACAGGGTCCACAAGGTCCTCAAGGTCCAGAAGGTCCGCAAGGTCCATCAGGCGTTTCAAATGTTCCTGGTCCGCAAGGTCCACAAGGTCCACAGGGTCCTGAAGGTCCTCAAGGTGTTGTTGGACCACAAGGACCACAAGGAGACACTGGTCCGCAAGGTCCACAAGGTCCGCAGGGTCCTCAAGGTGTTGTTGGACCACAAGGTCCAGAAGGTCCGCAAGGTCCAGAGGGTCCGACTGGAGCACAAGGTGGATTTGGCGGTGCGACATTTGAATATAACTTTCAAACAAACACCACAGATAGTGATCCAGGTAATAGTTCTCTAAAACTCAATGATAGTTCTGTAACTCTTGCAAATAAACTTTGGATTGACTATGTTGATCAAAGTGGATCAGATATTCAAAACTATCTTGCAACTATCGATGACTCAACATCAACAATCAAAGGTCACTTTCGTATTGTGAACAAAGCAAACTCTGCTGATTTTGCATTGTTTACGATCAGTAATCTAACAGACAAAACTTCATACTTTGAAGTAACTTGTTCCTTTGTTTCAGGTAGTGCATCATCTTTCAGCAATGGTGAAGATATTCTAATCACATTTGCAAGAACTGGTGACAAGGGCGAGACTGGCGCTGTTGGTCCACAAGGTCCAACTGGTCCATCTGGTGGTCCACAGGGTCCTCAAGGACCACAGGGTCCACAAGGTCCAGAAGGTCCTCAAGGTGTTGTCGGTCCACAAGGTCCACAAGGTCCACAGGGTCCTCAAGGACCACAAGGTCCACAGGGTCCTCAAGGCGTCGAAGGTCCACAAGGTCCACAAGGTCCGCAGGGTCCACAAGGTGTGACTGGTGATACTGGTCCGCAAGGTCCACAAGGACCACAAGGCGCACAGGGTAATGCTGGTCCACAAGGTCCACAAGGACCGCAGGGACCAACTGGTGCACAAGGAAGTTTTGGTGGTGCGACATTTGACTATACATTCAGTGCAAACGATTTCCAAGGAGATCCAGGCACTGGTAAAATGCGTTTGAATAATACGACAATC